CAAAAACAGAAATCTCCCCAGGGTGAAGGGGGGGCGATCGAGCGCCAAGTGCGCCGTGACATCGATGCGCTCATCACCGAGCACCCGATGGGCGAGTCGCTAGCTCAACTGGCATTCAGACTTTCGGCCTCACTTGACGGCGGCGCAGGCCAAATGGAGGCCGCGTTGAGTCGTGAACTGCGCGCCACCCTGGACGCACTGGCTGGCATGGGGGTGAGTGGTGACAGCGATCTTGATACCGCCCTCTCAACCCCTGTTGGACCTGTCGTGTCCACCGAGGTTCGGAACACCCCGGAGTCCTGAGCGCCAAACGCTTGGACCTGCGGTCGGCATCTTGGCCGCGATGCTTGGCAAGCCGCTTATGGAGTGGCAGCAGTACGTCGCTGATGTGCTGCTAGAGATTGACCCAGAGACAGGCGAGCTTGCTTACAACGAGTGGCTGCTCACGGTCCCTCGTCAGTCCGGCAAGACAACCTTCCTGCTGGCCAAGAACTCGCACCGCTGCATGGCGACGGGGTTCTTTGGGCCTAATCAGCAGATTGCCTACGCCGCTCAAACGCAGAAGAAGGCGACTGAGAAGTTCGAGAAGGACTACGCGCTGGCGATCAGTCAGGCGAAGCGTGGACACCCGCAACTTCGTCAGATCAGGGTGCGCACTGGAAACCAGAAGGTTGACATTCGTTACCCCAACGGTTCGGTGTGGGCGGTCGAGTCCGGCACGGAGAAATCTGGTCATGGCTCGACTCTTGATAGCGCAGATGTGGACGAGGCTTTTGCTCAGCCTGACAACCGGCTCGAGCAAGCGTTTACGCCCGCGATGGTGACGAGGCGGAACCGGCAGTTTGGTGCTGTTTCGACGGCTGGATGGTCGGACTCATCGCCGTACTTGTGGGCCAAGGTGCAGATCGGTCGCAAGGCGGTTGTGAACGGCGTCAGGAAAGGGTTCGCCTACTTCGAGTGGTCGGCCCCTGAGGACGCCGAGCCTGGCGATGAGTCGGTCTGGCTTGATTGCATGCCTGCCGTTCATCGTCCCGACTGTCTTCGTGACTGCAAGCGCCACACGATCCGCATCGAGGTTATTCGCGCCGAGTACGACAAGGCGGTTCGGGAGAACAAACTCTCGGACTTCTCTCGTGCATTCCTGAACCAGTGGAAACCTAAGCCTCGCGAGGGCGAAGAGACTGCCTTGGGTAACTGGGCAGCCTGCGAACGCATCCTTCGTGAGATGCCAGACCTTCGGACGCTTGGTGCCGCGATCTCAAAGGACCGCGATAGCGCGTCGGTTGGCGGCTGTGGCTTCCTCGATGACGAGCTGCCTTTGGTGTCTTTGGTCGAGCGCCGCAACGGTGTTGATTGGGTCGCTCCTTTCGTGGCCGATCTCAGTCGATCGCTAGACATTGCGGTGACTGTCGATATCGGCGGACCGTCTGGTGAGTCGCTAGCTGACGCCGTGGAGTCACTCGGTGGGCGCGTGGTGCGCTACCGACTGCCCGAGTATGTCGAGGCGTGCTCAGAAATCTTTGACCGTGTGGCCAGCAAGCGCCTCGCTCACCCAGGTGACGCCGACCTGAACGCCTCAGTGATTGGGGCGCGATGGCGCTCGGTGGGCGACGGTCGTCGCGTGTTTGGGCGCAAGGCGTCCGAGGCCGACGTGGCCCCGCTCGAATCCATAACTCTCGCTCTGCATGCCGCTTTGGAGGCTCGTGTTGAGCCGTCCGCTTACTTTCTTTAGGGAGGCCCTGTGGTCAAGCTTTCAGTCCTCCTTGTGTTGGGTGAGGCTCTCTTGCTGACCGGCCTGTGGATGCTGTTGCCCGCATTGGCGCTCGTCGCAGCTGGTGGGCAACTCGTCGCGGTCGCATTGGCGCGGCGCGCATGAGGCTCTTGGATGCGATCTTGGGTCGCAGTACCTACAGCGAGCAGAAGGCGTCTGGCGCTTCGGTTCTGATGACTGCCTTCGGGTCACCAGACAACGAGAAGATCCTTCCGTCATTCACGAACTCGGTTGCTGCGTACCAGAACTCGGGCGTTGTCTTCGGGGTGGTGCTGGCTCGGCTGGGCTTGTTCTCTGAAGCCGAACTGAAGTTCCAGCGCCTCTCTGACAAGTCGCTGTTTGGGACTCCTGCACTTGCAAAGCTCGAAGTCCCGTGGCCAGGTGGCTCGACGGCTGAGCTGCTGGCTCGCATGGAGCAAGACGTTTCCCTCGCCGGAAACGCCTACATCCGTGACGCGGGCGTGAACCTCGAGCGCTTGCGCCCCGATTGGGTCACGATCCTCTCTGAGATTGTCATCGATCCGATCAGCGATACCGAGGTCAGGCAAGTCGTGGGCTACGTCTACGACCCGCCCGCCAGCGAGCACCGCTCTGCCGCGTTCTACCACGTCGATGAAGTCGCGCACTGGTCGCCCATCCCCGACCCGATAGCGAACTTCCGAGGCATGTCGTGGCTGACCCCGGTCCTGCGTGAGATTGACGCCGACCTTCAGATGACCGACTACAAACGGGCCTATCTGACCAACGCTGCAACCCCCAACCTGCTCATCAAGTACGACAAGCAGATTGGCCGCGACAAGCTGGAACGCCTGAAGGATCAGATCGAGGCTCGGCATGGCGGCGTAAATAACGCCTTCCGCACCTTGGTCTTGGACGAGGGTGCCGACACGAGTGTTCTTGGCAACACGTTCGAGCAGATGCAATTCAGTGCCGTGCAAGCGGCTGGTGAGAACCGCATCGCTGTTGCTGGCGGTGTGCCTGGCATCGTGGCTGGCCTGAAAGAGGGCATGGCCGCTGCCACCTACTCGAACTACGAGCAGGCCATGCGGCGCTTCGGTGACATCACGATGAGGCCGCACTGGCGCGGCGCAGCCACCGCGCTCTCAAAGCTCGTTGTGGTCCCCCCGGGCGCGCGGCTTTGGTACGACATCTCGCAGGTCGCAGCCCTTCAGCAGGGCGACAAAGAACGCGCCGACGCGATGTTGGTTCTAGCTGAGGCGGCACAAGCTCTCGTTGTCGCTGGCTTCACTCCCGAGTCCGTAACCCTCGCCCTCTCAGCGGGCGACATAACCCTCTTGAAGCACTCCGGCCTTGTGTCGGTGCAGATGCAGACACCCGGCCAATCACCCAAGGAGGCGGCATGAGTAAGCCTGCCGCTCGCGACTTCATGCGAGCTTTTGCGTTTGACGACATCAGTATCCGTGCGGACGGTGATGGGCGAACGGTCGAGGCGTACTGCGCCGCGTTCAACGTCGATGCAGAGATCCGAGACCAAGACGGGCACTACATCGAGGACCTGGCGCGCGGCTCCTTTGCCAAGACCATCCAAGAGAACATGGGCCGGTTCGGTGTGTTCTATAACCACGCTCGAACCCTCTATGGCACCCCGGATGGCGCTCTGTCGGTCCCTATCGGCGTACCTCTCGAAGTGAGGGAGGACGACCGGGGCGTGTTTACGGTGACGCGCTACCTGGACAACCCACTGGCTGACTCTGTGCTGGACGCGGTGAAGCAGCGAGCCATCAAGGGACAGTCGTTCTCGGGCCGGTTTGTGAAGTCTCAACGGACACCAGGCAAGAAGCGCGGCGACCTGATGCGGATCACTCGCACCGAGGTTGCGATGCGCGAGTACGGACCCACCGTGTTTCCCGCCTACGCCGAGGCCGCAATTCTCGGCACCCGCAACATCTCCACCTTCCTCGATGCGCTCGGCGCATGCCAGGAAGACCAGGAGCGCCTGCGCCAAATGCTTGGGCTCGCCACTCCACTGGAGCCGGTGAACCAATTGAGCGCCTCGCCCGAGGCAGCTCCAGTCGAAGAGCCGACCCGTCAAGGTCACTCCGCTCGGCAGGTCGTCAACCAGTTCGCGTTGGCGATTGTCAACACTGAGAGAGGAATCAAGTAATGAGCACCAAGCTCGAAACCTTGGCCTCCGAGTTGGAGACGCTGCGCTCCGAGATTCTCGACCTGGAGCAGGTTGAGACTCCCACCGATGAGCAGCTCGCCCGCATGGAGTCCATCATCCCCGAATGGGACACCAAGAAGGCTGACCACGATCGTCTCGCTGAGCGCGCTCAGAAGATCGAGGCGGTTCGCAGCGCATCACTTCACGAATACAACCGTGAGGCGACCGCACCCG